CAGAAAATACATAGGCACAAACCGAGATATTTTAGGTGGGGATTCAAACACCAGCAAAGGAATATTGCTACCGATGGAAGATTTATTTAAAAATATTTAAATAAAAATATATTTATATCTAAATAATGTATATATTTGTATAAAAATAACACGCTATGGAAAATTTATTTAAAGTTCAGGCAGAACTAAAATGCCCAAAAGGTTCTTACAATTCATTTGGAAAGTACAAGTACAGAAGTGCAGAGCAGATTCTTGAATCAGTTAAGCCATTGCTACAAAAACACGGTTTATTATTAATCTTGACTGATGAGATTGTAGAGGTAGGAAGCAAACTATTTTTAAAGGCTACTGCGAGCGTTGGAGATGCTGATGGTAAGAATGTTAGGACTTATGGATTTGCAGAGCTTGGAGAACACAAAGGAATGTCATCGGAGCAATGTACTGGCACGGCATCAAGCTACGCTCGTAAGTACGCTCTCAATGGTTTATTCTTAATTGACGAGACGGAATCCGACCCTGACTCTAAAGACAACTCAAAGACGGAGAAGAAACTGCCTGAAATTGACCAAAAGCGATTCAGCGCAGCAGTACAAGCCATCGCAAAAGGTGAATACACACGAGAGAAACTCGAATCATCCTTTGCATTAACTGAAGGTCAAATTGATATTCTCAACGCACTATGAAAGCTCTCAAGATTCGATGTTCTGCCATAGGGAAAATAATGGCGACACCACGCTCTAAAGGCGAATTACTAAGCCAAACGGCTAAAACTTACATACACGAACTTGTATTAGAAGAGAAATACGGCATCCGTAAGGAGTTTTCAAGCCGTTACACGGACAAAGGAAACGCAGTTGAGGATTTATCTATCTCGCTTGTCAATGATGTCTTAGACGTGAAATTTATTTACAAGAACGAAGAGTATTTCGAGAACGATTGGGTTAAAGGAACACCTGATGTCAACACGGAGGACGTATTGCTTGACGTGAAATCAAGTTGGGATGCTACTACCTTTCCGTTTTTTGATACCGAAATCCCAAACAAAGACTACTTCTATCAGCTACAGGGTTATATGTGGCTAACTGGTAAACAACAATCAATGCTTTGTTACTGCCTTGTTGACACTCCGATTGATATGGTTGAGGATGAAATCCGCAGAGCGCATTGGAAGTTGCATAAGATTGACGAGGACTATGATTTACGTGAGGAGATTTTACGCAAACACGAATTTAGCCAAATACCTAAAAACCGCAGAGTAAAAGTATTCTACGTACAAAAAGACGAAGCAGTAATCGAAGCTATCAAAGAAAAGATAGAGCTTTGCCGTGAGTATTATAACGCCTTAATTCAATTCCTATGAATTTATTTGGAGAAGAATTAGAATTTGGTAATGATTGGAGGCAACACTATATTGATATGCCTGAATATAACAATGTAAAACAAGAAGAACCAGCTATTGAAGTTGTTTTTAAATTTAGAAACCAAGAAGATTTTAATGAGTTTCACGACTTAATTAAAAAACACTTATACAATGGAAAAAGAGTATTTGACGGAATGCAACGAAAAAATAAAAAAAATACTTGGTATCCTTTAAGTGAAAAAGCATCTAAATATTTATTCAAATGAACCCGCAGTTCCCAATATATGTTATAAGTAAAGGTAGGTGGCAAAGAAGGCAAACTTCTAAAACATTAGAAAAAATGAATTGTCCTTATCGAATAGTTGTTGAGCCAAAAGAATACGAAGAATATGCAAAATATATTGATAAAGAAAAGATTATTTGCTTGCCAACTAATTTAAGTGAATTAGGTCAAGGTGGTATTCCTGTAAGGAATTGGGTTTGGGAACATTCAATAAAAGAAGGCTATGAGTTTCATTGGATACTTGACGATAATATTGAAAGTGTTGAAAGGTATTATAACAATTTAAAAATAAAATGCGAAACACCTACCCCGTTTAGAGTAATAGAAGATTTTGTTTTAAGATATGAAAACATAGCTTTAGCTGGAATGAATTACGCTATTTTTTGCCCAGCATCTGAGGGAAGGCAACCAATAAGGTTTAATGAAAGGATTTATTCTTGTATTTTAATAAGAAATGACATTGATTACAGATGGCGCGGTAAATACAACGAAGATACTGACTTAAGTTTAAGGGTTTTAAAAGATGGATGGTGTACTATTTTATTCAATACGTTTTTAATTGGAAAAAGGGCTACAATGACTCAAAAAGGAGGTAATACCGATACAATTTACAACACTACAGACAATAGGAGGGAATTTGCACAAAGTTTACAAAACCAACACCCTGATGTTTGTAAGGTGGTATGGAGGTTTAATAGGTGGCATCATTTAGTTGATTACAAGCCATTTGCAAAAAATAAATTAATATTTAAAAAAAATATACAATTACAAAATAAAATAAATAACTACGATATGAATTTAATTACAATAGATAAGCAATGAACCAGAAAGTAGAAGACCCAATTGTCCTAAAAGTAATGAGCAAGTTTTATGACCGCTCACAACGAGGAATAGAGAAGTACGGCACTATGTTAACACGAACTGATTTAGATGCCTTAGAATGGCTTAATCACGCTCAGGATGAAGCTATGGACTTCTGCCTGTATCTCGAAAGATTGAAGCAGGAAGTAAAACAATTTAAAAAAGAACAATGAAAATAGAAATAACCCACTACGGACACAAAGCCAGCTACGAGTTCGACCACGAGGATGTAGAGCTTGAGGACTTGATTTATCACATTGAGCAGTTGATTCGGTTAACTGGCTATTCAATCAATGGAACATTACAAATAGTAAACGAGGAAGAATGAATTACGAAAACTACTACCGATTATTACACCTGTTAGCAGGAATAACTATTGGCTATTTAATTTTTATACTATGAAAAAACGAAACGAAGAACGAGAGTTTTACGCTGCATTAGGCACAATGATACTCATTACCGTAATCAGCATTACATTAATTATCGCATTTATCAGTAACATATAAACCCAACATAATGGAAAACAAAACAAACACAGGAGCAATCTTTAAGAACGACAAAAAGACGAATGAGAAACAACCCGACTACAAAGGAAAGGTAAACGTAAACGGAAAAGAAATGGAAGTTGCCTTGTGGGTAAAGCAAGGAAAAAACGGAAGTTTCTTCTCAGCATCATTTAGCGAGCCTTACGTAGCACCAGAACGTGCGCCTATTGGAGATAGTATTGACGATGACCTACCTTTCTGATATGTACATAAACGATGAAGACCTACGGAAGCAGATACATAAACTCCTACTTACCCGAACACGAAACCAAATCGTAGAGGACATAAAGTTATTAGGATACAAGATGCACCACTTCCAAGTAAACAACTTTCTCAACGGTAAAGACGTAACCTTGTCAACATTACACAAGTTAGATAAGTATGTAAGCCGAGAGATTTACTTAAATGGATTAGAGCCACTTTAACAGGTGGCTTTTTTTGTAGGCAACTTGTTAGATTAAAATATAGTCATATATTTGTTTAGAATTTAACCAATGAACGCACTAACTATCTTATCGAAATATCACAAGGAGTGGCTAAATATAGTCCGTTTATTTGGTGATAACGAGTTTGCTGAAGACATTGTACAAGATGTGTACCTGAAAGTCCATCAGTACAATTACTACGAAAAAATACTAATAGACGGAGAGCCTAACAGAGCATTGATGTGGATACTACTAAGGAACACAACCTATAAAGCCAACAAAACTGCATCTAATGACTTATCTATTGAGGTAGTAAGGGATTTAGCACAGGAGGAGTTAGAGCTACTCAAACACGAATCATTAGAGAACATTTACGACAGAGTAGAGAATGAGATTAGTAGTTGGGATTGGTACGACCAAAAGCTATTCAGGATATATAAAGACGAAAGAAAGCCAATGCGTCAAATATCCGATGAGACTGGTATCAGTTTAAAGTCTATCTTCTTAACTATAAAGTCTTGCAAAGAAAGAATCCGCCAATCGGTAGGCGATGATTATACCGATTTTTTAAACGAAGAATTTGAATTAATATAATTATGGCAAAAAGAAAAGCAACAACATCTACAGGTCTCGGAGACACGGTAGAAAAAGTATTAGAGGCAACTGGTATTGCATCAGTAGCTAAATTTGTATTAGGAGAAGATTGTAACTGCGAAGAGCGTAAGAAGAAGCTCAACGAGTTATTCCCGTACAGAAACACGAATTGCCTAACTGAAGAAGAATACCAATGGTTAACTGAAACCAACGTACTTACCCAAGACACATTCAAACCAAGTGAGCAAACCAAACTAATCGCAATTTACAACCGAGTGTTTAATCTACGTCAAGAGCCTACATCTTGCGCATCTTGTTTTAGAGAACTGGTATTTAAAATGCAGAAAGTTTACGCAGAGTACGAAGGATGAGATACTACATAT